TAGTGAGTAGGTATGAGTAATTACTATGAAGATGAGCGGTTTGAACACAACCTCCGGCTAATGAAAGAAGAAGAAGCTTTATGGAAAAGAAAAGATATGATTCATGATACACATGAGTTTTACTTTGAAGATTTTGTAAATGATGTTTCTAAATATCTAAAACAACATGAAAAAGAATTTATTGTTTATTCTGTAGATCCTTGTACTGCCTTAGCTCAAGTTGATATAAACAAATTAGCTGTTAAATTAGCACAATTTTGGCAAGAAAGTTTTATTTATGAGTGAAGATATTAAATGCTATTTAGATTCATTAGAAGAATGGGGAGAAATTACACAACAAGAAAAGCAATTTTTTTTAGGGTGGTGTAAAGAAGGAGGAGATGATTTTATTAAAGTGCTGACTCTTTTAGTTCTAGAAGCATCGTGTTAATTGGCGCCGATGCAAGCCAGCTTGAATGGCGCACCATTCTTGAGCTTAGTCAAGACCAAATAGGAATAGCAGAGGTACTTAACGGTGAAGATACTCACAGCCTCAATCAAGTGGCTTTTAATCTTCCTTCTCGACTCATTTCTAAGATTTACCTATTTCGTACTATTTTCCGTGGAAGTGGGTATTCTTTTAGTGTCGATCCTAATTTTATGCATGTATCTTCTGATGCGGCATATTGGGATAACGTAAACAAACTGTTTTACGAAAAGTATGAAGGAATTGACGATTGCCACAACGATTGGAAAATACAAGTATTTAATGGACAGCCCATTATAGGACCATTGGGACGCTTCTGGAAAATTGAACCTTTCAATCAATATGGTAAAATCAATTGGAGTGTTTTTACCAATTATCCAGTGCAAGGTACTGGTGCAGATGTGATGGCTTTAGCAAGAGTATCATTTAAAAACAAGCTAAGGAAGGCAGGTCTATCAAACGTTGTGCTGCTGGTGTCGTCTGTACACGATAGCATCGTCGTAGATGCGCCTTCTCAATACCTACATGATGTAGCAAAACTGTTCTTTGAAACCTTTAAAGACCTTCAAGCAAACATCAAGAAAGTGTTTAACTACGACTGGAAAGTCCCTCTTGCTTGTGAGGTTAAGTATGGTCCAAACATGAAAGAAATGGTGAAATACATATGAAATATAGATTTGTTGGTGACATTCATGGTCAAATTGATGTAATGAAATTAGCGCTAGACTGTGATGCTGATCGTATTATTTTTGTAGGAGATTTAGTAGATTCTTTTCGACGTTCTTTTGAAGATCAATATGATTGTGTTTATTTAGCTTTACAACTTGCTGGAAATGGTCGTGTGGATGTTATGTGGGCAAACCATGAGTGGTCTTACTTACATCCAGACATGAGATGCTCAGGTTGGCACCCCCAAACACAAACTTTTATTTCTGCAAATCGACAAGAAATTTTAAAGAAGTTTAAACCTTTTCTCTATGAGGCTGGTTATTTAGTTACACATGCTGGATTAACAAATCAATTGTGGAAAGAACATAATATGTCTTTAGATACTTTTCAACACACCTTAACACAATGGGCTAAAAGTACAGACTCTCCGTTCTTTGATATTGGATACTACCGTGGAGGAAATAAATCTTATGGTGGTCCGTTGTGGTGTGATTTTAATGGTGAATTTAGACCTATCCCCGAACTTCCACAAATCTTTGGGCATACCAGAGGTAATGGATTACGACAAAAAGACAATGTATGGTGTATTGACACATTAGAAAATACAAAACCACAATTTTTAGATTTAGAAGTGTAACAATTGTAAAAGTAGTACACTTTCTTTTGTATTTATGGTATAATAATTGTATTATAAGGAAATATATATGAGTAAAGGAAGTAAGCCAAGGCCAATCGAAAACAAAGAAGAGTTCGATAAGAATTGGACTAAAGTTTTTGGTAAAAAGAAAGATGTAGTTAAAGAACGTGAAGAAGCTCTGCAAGAGCTAGCACGTATGTCCCAGGAAATGGGTTTGTATGAAGAAAAGGAAAGTAAATAATGCAATTTTCTATTGAGGTGTTTAACCTCACTCGTGAGACTAAACCCACCGCTAAGGGTGGTAGTTATGTATTACTGGATGTAGCTTTCAAGAATCTTACATCTGGTAAAACCGAAGGTAAAAAGCTATTCCCTTTTGGTGATTCAGAAAAAGCTTACAAGATTCTGAATGATGCAAAAACTGGTAGTCAATTTGTCATCACCGCAGAGAAGGGTGCTCCCAATGCACAAGGTCAGAGCTACTGGAATTGGGTTGAAGTAGCACCAATTGCTCCTGGTGCGGTAGCCTCAGCGTCAAGTAAGGCCGCTACGGCCCCTAAATCGACGTATGAGACTCCAGAAGAGCGAGCACGTAGGCAGGTACTCATTGTCAAGCAATCGAGCCTTAGCGCCGCTGTAGCGCTGCTTACGATTGGGGCTAAAACCCCACCCAACCTAGAGAGTGTCACTGGCCTAGCTCAGAAACTCACAGATTGGGTTCTAACAGATAAGGTAGAAAGCCTTATGGATATGCAAAATGATTTAACCTTTGATGATGTAGAGGTACAATAAAATGACATATTATGTAGTTTTTAAGGGCACAGTGCCTGCTGGTAATAAGAAGTTTTCTACTTACGAAGCTGCCCGTCAATGGGTACGCAAATACATTCGTAAGACCAATCAACGTGCTACCAATTTCTTTGGTGACATTTGTTGGACTTCCAATCCTATGATCGGTGACTTTGGTTATCGAATTAAGAAGATTGCATGAAAAAAGCCCCCTACCCAATTCCAAAAGAATTTGATTTAGGGGGCATGACTTGGCTAGTAGAAGAGCTTGATGTAATTCCTGGAGCAATGGGAGCCACTTCTAACGCTTTAGCTAAAATTGTGCTGCTAAAGAATCTTCCACCAGAAGTTAAATTCCAAACTTTTCTACATGAGCTAAATCATGCTATTATGTTTACAATGGGAAAAAGTGCTGACCAGCACGATGAACAATTTGTAGATGCTCATGCAACCCTTTTCATGCAATATTTAAAGACAGCAAAATGATTTCCTTGCTCGATGCCGACATACTGGCATACAGGTGCTCTGCATCCGCAGAAAACGATCCTCCTGAAATTGCTTGTGTACGTCTAGATGAGTTTGTCCGTCGCATTTTATATGAAACCAATGCGTCTAGCTACATTGGTTATCTAACAGGAAAGGATAATTTTCGTTACACAATTTATCCTGAGTATAAAGCACATCGTAAAGATAAGCCTAAACCAAAGCATCTAGAACTTGTAAAAGAACGTCTGATTAAAGAATGGGGTTGTAAGGTTACAGATGGTATTGAAGCAGACGACGCTCTTGCCATTGATCTTACAGCAGAAGGCGACAATGCTATTCTGTGCTCCATTGATAAAGATTTTCTTCAAGTAGCAGGAAAACATTACAATTTTGTAAAACAAACAACTACAACAGTGAGTCCTTTAGATGGACTTAAATTGTTTTACACTCAGCTAATCACAGGAGATAGCACAGACAACATTCCAGCCTTTGATGGGAAATTTAGAAACACTGTACCTAAATTTGTACAGAAACTACTAGACCCAATTCAGGAAATGACAAATGAACTAGAAATGTACAAGTATTGCCAAGACATTTGGAATGACAACACTCTAATGCATAGGAATGCCCATTGTCTGTATTTACTAAGGAAAGAGAATGAGCATTGGCAACCACCTACAACAACGGAAAATGGACAGCCGGACGAATGCGAGGATTCATTGTCTCTGCATTACGAAACGCCTCAAGAAGATGGCCTCCTAAGTACGAAACCTTAAATGCAGCAAAGACAACCAAGAAAGTTAACAAAAAAACAAAACGGATTGCTCAGCATTTTAAATGTGCCTCTTGTAAAAAAGAGTTCCCCCAAAAAGAAGTGCAAGTAGATCATATTGTACCTGTAGCTGCTAATGCCACAACTTGGGATGAATACATTAACAATCTCTTCTGTGACAGCCACAACCTGCAAGTGCTTTGTATTGGCTGCCATAAAAAGAAAACAGCGAAAGAAAAAAATGAAAGTAAATAAAACAATTGAGCTTCCAAACGGCACAGTACAGTTTCAAGGGGAGCTTTCAGAAGAAGAACTAGATACTGTTCTAGCATATGGTTTAAACACTCTCTTAGCTTTAGGTGCTATTAACACAACTATGTCTCCTCAACAGCTTCTAGATACAGACAATGAAGATGAAGGTTCTACAAAACTACAATGAAGATTCTTGTAATTCCAGATACACAAATTCGTCCCGGTGACAGTTTGGAGTTTCTACATCATATTGGGCGTTATATTGTCGATAAGCGTCCTGATTGCGTTGTATGCTTGGGCGATTTTGCTGATATGGCTTCTCTTTCCAGCTACGATGTGGGAAAGAAATCCTTTGAAGGCAAGCGTTATACAAAAGACATTGCAACTGCCAAAATGGCTATGGAAGTACTTCTTGACCCAATCAATGAGTATAACAAACAAGCTAAAGCAAATAAGCAAAAGCTTTACAAACCACGTAAAGTGATGCTGCTAGGCAATCATGAAAATCGTATTAACAGAGTAGTAGAAAGTGATGCAAAACTTGAAGGTGTTCTCAAAATTGAAGACTTGGGGTACAAAGACTTTGGATGGGAAGTATATCCCTTCCTTGAAGTTGTCCTCATCGGCGGTGTTGCTTTCAGTCACTATTTTACTAGCGGTATGCTCGGCAGGCCTTGTGCTAGTGCTGCGGCCCAACTAAGTAAGAAGCACATAAGTTGTGTAGCAGGCCATCAACAAGGCTTGCAAATTGCAACCTCCCATCGAGCAGATGGAACACGCCTCACTTCAATCATTGCAGGAAGCTGCTATGAACACAATGAAGACTACCTTGGTCCACAAGGAAACAACCATTGGCGAGGAATCATCATGCTTCATGATGTACAAGATGGAGCTTTTGACTTAATGCCTATTTCTCTAAACTATGTGAAAGCACGTAAATGAACTATTTTTTACCTAATTATCAAATCGTTGAACAACAATATGGCGATGGTACTATTAAATACATTCTAGAACAACAACAAAATGTTGATGGTGTTTTAGTATGGGAGTCTGTATATCGCCACACCGATTTAGAAGAAGTACGTAGAGTAAAGGCTGAGCGCCTAAATCGTTTTAATGCAACTCGTAAAGTAATTGAATGAGTGAAGCAAATAAAATTCAATATGGTGGCACTCACTATAAACAATTTACCAACTTTGAACCCTGGGATGTAATCACTGCGTGGGACTTAGGATATTTAGACGGAACTGCCGTTAAATACCTTGCTCGTTGGAAGCATAAAGGTGGTGTGGAAGACCTTAAGAAAGCCAAGCATTTTATTGAAAAGGCTATCGAAGTAGAAGAAGGAAAACAACATGAGTCTTTTAACACTACAGATCGTATTTATGCTTCTGTATGGAATTACGCAGACAGCTTCCGTGTGGATGACAAGATGGACGAAACTACAAAAGCCTGCTGCAAGCTTGGCTGTGGTTCTCCTCCTCTGTAACATTGGTTTGCTTACATATTCCTTAAATTTAACAGATGATGCTGTTATGTATTTAGCACAAATTATCCAAAAACTGTTGCTACGTGGAATGTAATGTATGTATTTCAATCAAGAAGAACTAGAACAAATGATTGCAGCAAAGCTGTCACCCGATCAAATCATGGATATTTTAGGATGGGAGATGATTGATTTGGTGATGGCTCTTTCAGAAAACATTCAAGAATATTCAGAAGAGTTTGAAAAGGCTGTAAATGAAATGTAATTTAATTTGGATTACACCAAATTGTGAACAAACAATTAGTGACATTGCTAGAGTTAGCAATCCAAAAAACCAAGGACTTCCTCCTGGCAAACTTTTAAACTATTGTGTACGCAATCAGCATTGGAGCCCCTTTGAAATGGCTAATGCTGTTGTAGAAATCAATACAACAAGAGACATTGCTAGACAAATTCTTCGTCATCGTAGTTTTTCTTTCCAAGAGTTTAGTCAACGTTATGCAGAAGTAGGTGCCTTAGAAGACGCACCTTTACGTGATGCACGTTTACAAGACGAAAAAAATCGTCAAAATAGCATTGCTACTGACGATGAATATTTAAAGCATTGGTGGCAAGGTGCTCAAGCAGCCGTAGATGACTTCTCTAAGCACATCTATGCTAAAGCATTAGATAAAGGTATTGCTAAAGAAGTTGCACGGGCTGTTCTTCCTGAAGGCCTTACACCTAGTCGTCTATATATGAATGGTACAATTCGTAGTTGGATTCATTATGTGCAACTCCGTAGTGGTAATGGTACACAAATAGAACACCAAGAAATTGCTAAAGCCATTGGTGAAATCTTTAAGAAAGAAATTCCATTCATTTGGGAATCTGTATGAAAGTAATCATTGCAGGTAGTCGTACACTTTCTTTAATGTCACTTTTAAATCAAGCAGTTGTGCGGGCTGGAAATTATTGGGCACGACAAGATCCAGAAAATTGGGAAAAATATATGTACACTGAAATAGTTTCTGGTGGTGCACAAGGCGCCGATGCTTTAGGGGAACGTTACGCTTTAAATAAGCAAATTCCATTAAAAGTATTTTCAGCAGATTGGGAAACCCATGGTAAAAAAGCAGGCATACTACGTAATATTGAAATGGCAGATTATTCCGATGCTCTAATTGCTTTATGGGATGGAAAATCTAAAGGTACATTTCATATGATTTCTGAAATGGTGAAACGTAATAAATTAATTTATATTCAGTGTCCATGACAATTAAGCAAAAGAGCTTTAGAGAAAAAGAAAACGAAAAGAGCCGCGGTAAGCGGCGCTATCGTGAACGTCTCATTGAAGAAGCGGAAGCTGAACAGCAAATCCGTGAATATGATCGTTCAGACACAATCCCTTTAAAAGAGGAACATCCAATAAACCATGATCGATGAAAAATATTTAGCAGGGTTTTTTGATGGAGAAGGAACTTTTAGTCTTATCTGGCAAAAAGCTAAACATCCTCAAAATTTTAAAAAATACCCCCACGCTACTGTACTACTTTCACAATCAGGTGAAGAAGGTTTACAACTTCTACAAGAAATCCAAAAAGACTTTGGTGGTAGTATTTATGAGCATTTAAAGCCAGGACAATATAAAGCAACTAAAAGTGCTTATAAACTTTACTGGAATAAAGAAGATGCCATTCTTTTAATTAACCGAATTGGGCCATATTTACGTTTAAAATATGATATTGCACAAGAGGTTTTAAAATATCTAACAAGGAAATAATGCAAAAAAACTATTTTAAAACAACCTTTGCCGAGAACATCTTTCGTCAGAAGTATAGCCAAGGGCCAAATGACGACTGGAGTGCTTGTGCAGATAGAATTGTAGACGATGTTTGTGGCACACATCAAGGAAAAGCTGCTCCGATTATGGCAAAAAGTGATCGAGATCAACTTGCACAATATATTAAAGAGTTTAAGTTTGTTCCTGGTGGAAGATATATTTATTATGCCGGGCGTCCTTATCACGCTTGGAATAATTGTTATTTGCTCCGAGCAGAAGAAGACACCCGAGAAGAATGGAGCAACGTAACATGGCGAGCAATGTCTTGTCTTATGACAGGTGGAGGTATTGGAATTGACTACAGCAGACTACGCCCATCTGGACGCCCTCTATCACGAACTGGTGGCGTCGCTTCTGGTCCTATCTCCCTCATGTATGCAATCAATGAAATCGGACGGAATGTTATGCAAGGGGGAAGCCGACGCAGTGCAATCTACGCTAGTCTCAATTGGGCACATGAAGACCTTCCTATCTTCCTTAGAGCAAAGAATTGGTCAGATGAAGTAAAGGCAGCTAAGGAAGCAAACTTCAATGCTTGGGCTCCTTTAGACATGACCAACATCAGTGTCAACTATGATGACACCATCGCTTTCGCTGCTGGTTGTCCGGGAGACATTCCGTTAGGATTAAAGTCTAGTAATGTGTTCCTAGAAAACTGCCTACAGGCAATGCAAACAGGTGAGCCGGGCTTTAGCTTTAACTTTGGAGATAAACAAAATGAAACACTACGGAACGCTTGTACAGAAGTTACTAGCGAAGATGACTCTGATGTATGTAACCTCGGCTCTATTAACCTTGGGAATATTTCTTCTTTGGATGAATTCAGGAGTGTGGTTAGCCTTGCTAGTAAGTTCCTTGTATGCGGTACTTTGCGTGCTGACCTTCCATATGATAAAGTCTACAAAGTAAGGGAAAAGAATCGAAGACTCGGGCTCGGGCTTATGGGAATTCACGAATGGCTCCTCCAACGAGGACAAAAATACGAGGTAACAAATGAACTCAGAGAATGGTTGGCCGTCTACCGAGATGAGTCCAAACGAAGTGCAGATGAACATTGTGATCGGTTCTATATCTCACGCCCAGTGGCTTATCGAGCAATTGCACCCACTGGCACTATTGGAATCCTTGCGTTAATTAGGCGCAAGTAAAACTGGGTGAACTCAGGGAACACCTAAACTACTTGACACGA